ATATTTTCCACGACGAATCTCTCGTACTGAGAAAGTATGAGGCTGATTACAAAATTCTTCGAAGACAGAAATGGGAGTACTATTCGGGCAAGATGTCAAAAGACGAACTTACCGCTTTAGATTGGGAGCAGTTTGACCACAGAATTCTTCGGCAAGATATGGATGTTTATCTTGATTCAGATGCTGATTTGATCAAGATCCAAACGAAAATTGATATGCAAAAACAAAAAGTTGACTATCTAGATTCTATTCTCAAAGGAATCAACAATCGTCAATGGGTCATTCGCAACGCCATTGAGTGGCGTAAGTTCATGTCTGGTGTAACCTAAATACGAATGAATGAATGTGATAGGTGTTCGTCATGTAAACTCTGCGTTTATCCGTGTCCTTGCAGACAATGGAATCGCATATGAGTTGCAAGACTATTTTACTTATGATGTTCCAGGTGCTAAGTTCACTCCTGCCTTTAAGAACAAGTACTGGGATGGTAAAATCAGGCTATTCAACGCACACTCGGGACTTCTTCCTGCGGGACTAATTGAATACCTTGCTTCATTCTCGCAGCAGCGTGGGTACACAATGGAAGTGGACTCACTACTAGCAAGTCCCGAAATCAAAATAAATTGCGAAAAGGCCAAAGATTTTATCAGGAGTCTCAAACCCAAAGCAGGAGACCAACCTCTTGATCCACATGACCACCAAGTAGATGCGTTTTGTCACGCTATCAATAAGTCTCGTTGTGTGCTTCTGTCTCCAACTGCTAGTGGTAAGAGTCTAATCATCTATAGTCTATGCCGCTACTACCAAAATGTAATTAATCCGTCGAGAAAGATACTCATAGTTGTTCCCACAATCTCGCTAGTTGCACAGATGTATGCAGACTTTGATGACTATTCAAAAAACTCGGGATGGGAAGTTCACAAAAACTGTCACAAAATTCATGGTGGTGTGGCTAAACTAACAGATCGTCAGATAGTCATTTCCACATGGCAATCTATTTACAAAATGCCCCGTGCTTGGTTTGACAATTTTGAGGTTGTTATAGGCGACGAAGCACATCTATTCAAGTCTCAATCACTAACAACTATCATGAACAAGTTGGTTGATTGCCCCTACAGAATTGCTCTCACGGGAACACTCGACGGAACGAAAATCCACAAGTTGTGCATCGAAGGTTTATTTGGACCTGTCAACAAAGTTGTATCCACAAAAGAACTCATGGAGAGGGAACTGTTAACGGCGTTGAAGATCGAATGCGTACTGTTCAAATATCCACAAGAGATTCGTGAAGCCTTAAGGGGTCTAGATTATCAACATGAAATTGATTGGATTGTCAACTGTGAAAAACGCAATTTCATGATCTCTAAACTCGCAACATCCGTAAGAGGCAACACTCTTGTTCTGTTTCAGTATGTCGAGAAACACGGTAAGCCTTTGTATGAGATGATTCGTAAGATGGCTCCTATTGAAATAGAAAACCGTAAAGTGTTTTTCGTAGCAGGAGAAACTGATGTGGATGACCGTGAGCAAATTCGCCACATTGTAGAAAAAGAAGACAATGCAATTATTGTTGCTTCATATGGGACATTTTCCACAGGGATTAATATCAAGTCTTTGAAAAATTTGATCTTCGCTAGTCCATCCAAGAGTAGGATTCGAATCCTTCAGAGCATCGGTAGACAACTTCGCAAATCAGAAAACAAAGATATAGCAAAGTTATACGATATAGCAGACGATTTACATTGGGAAGATGAAGTAAACTATACCTTCAAACATTTCTTATCACGAATGAAATTATACGACGAAGAAGGATTCCCGTACAAAATTGTTAAGTTGCCTGTTTATGGAAAGGACAAACCATGATGTATCCAATCAGGATTGTTCGACTTGTGAACAATGAAACTGTTATTTGCGGAATATCTAAGACAGGTTCTGTCTATCAACTTGAGAGGCCAATGACCATTTCATTTGTCACTCCTATGTCGAAGACTGGTAAACCCGGTGAGCCAATGATGTTACTCAAACCGTGGATGGAATTTTCAAAAGATGAGATGTTTATCATTCCTGAAAGTGTAGTAGTTTGTGTCTCTAATCCTTACAATGATGTTCTCAAAGACTACAACGATGCTAAGATTAAATTTGACCTATTTAACGCAAATGAAGATCTTGAGGATGCAAAAGATGATTTCTTTGATGATGAAGAAGATGACGAAGAATTCGCCTAGTACTATAAGTACTCTATTACACTATATCTTACTCAATAGGGTAATTTAGTACTATAGTAACTTAAGTACTCTGGTTCCTTGTTACCCAAGGATATGTAGTATGGATAAAAAATAATCTATGTTCTCATTAACAAATTTCTAAAAATTTTTCAAACTACACCATTTACAAACCACATTTCGGGGTTAAAGTACCTCATAACAATATGACTAAACGCAAAAAAGAAAACCACTACATCGACAACCAAAAGTTCCTCGATGAACTTATCGAATACAAGAAAAAGCACCAAAACGCAAAAAAAACAGGAGAAAAGCCTCCAGGTGTATCTAATTACATTGGTCAATGTTTTCTTGATATTGCTAATAATCTAGCGAAAAAACCTAACTTCGCTAACTATATCTTCAAAGAAGAGATGATCTCTGATGGTATAGAAAACTGCATCATGTATACCGCAAACTTTGATGAAAAGAAGTCAAGAAATCCTTTTGCATTTTTCACGCAGATCATTTACTACGCTTTTCTCAGAAGAATCATGAAGGAAAAGAAACAACTGTTTGTGAAAATGAAGTGTTTTGAAAAATCAGATAAAACGGGGAAGTTTAGAAACCGTATGGTCGAGGAAAGTAAATTTTCTGATTCAGAACCAAGAAGTGAAAATCCATATGCAGATTATTTCTCTTTGAGTGATAATGATGTCAAGAATTTTGAGGGAATATCTGATAGTAAAATGATTAAGAAAAAACGCCGAAAGCGCAAATCCGACAAACAAAACCTAGAAGATTTGATGGAGTGAAATGGGTAAGATAGCAATCATAAACGACACGCACTTTGGTGCTCGTAACGACAATCCAATTTTTCTAGAACACTTCATGCAGTTCTTTGAGAAGGTGTTCTTCCCATATATGCGTATGCATGACATACGAAATGTCATTCACTTAGGCGATCTCATGGATCGTCGCAAGTATGTTAATTTTCACACATTGAATGTCGTTCAGAAGAGGTTCATTACTCCTTTGTTGGAATTGGGAATCACTCTAGACATTATTCCAGGTAACCACGATGTTTTCTATAAGAACACCAACGAAGTCAACTCCATTCAAGAGTTGTTTTACCACTCGGGACTTTGCCACAATTGGAATTTCTATTTTGAACCAAGAGTTGTCGAAATCAAGGGACTTCGAATTGGAATGGTTCCTTGGATAACTACAGCAAATGAGAAAGAGTGCCTAAATTTCATTGCAAAGAAAGATGCAAAGATTCTTATGGGTCACTTTGAATTGTCGGGATACGAAGTGCTTCGTGGTGTTGAACACCATGATGGTATGGATCCTGGTATTCTTTCAGGATACGATGCTGTTTACAGCGGACATTTCCATTGCAAACACAGTAAAGGCAACATCCACTATCTTGGTACACAATATCAGATCACCTTTGGTGACTTGCATGAGCCTAAAGGATTTCATGTAATTGATACCGATACTGGTGAGGTTGAATACATTCAGAATCCAATTCGACTTTTCACACAGTTTACCTACAACGATGAAGAACATAAAGACTTCTTCGATGGTTCAATTAATTGGAACTATTTCAAAAACACATTTGTCAGACTAGTTATTGAGAAGAAGACAAACCCATTCATGTTGGATCGTGTGATTGATAAATTGAATGAGGAAGGTTCACATTCAATTTCGATATTGGATCAAACTCAATCCAACAAGACTGCTAATACAATAGAAAAAGTTGATTTGTCCAAAGACACATTGAGTTTGATTTGCGAAGAGATTGATAGGACAGAGGGGATCGAAGATCCAACTAGACTAAAGAACATCATTCGTGAACTGTACATGGAGGCGCAGTCTGTATGATTACTTTCAAGAAAATTCGGTGGAAGAACTTTCTAAGCACAGGAAATAATTTTACAGAACTATCTCTAACAGACGCATCAACAACTCTAATCAGCGGCGAGAATGGTTCAGGTAAGAGTACTTTGCTCGACGCTTTGACATTTGCTCTTTTCAATAAGCCATACAGAAACATCAACTTACCACAGTTAACTAACTCAGTCAATGAAAAAGATTGTGTTGTTGAATTGGAGTTCTCGGATGAAAAGAACGAATATAAAATCGTTCGTGGGCAGTCACCCAAGATCTTTGAGATTTGGAAAGACGATAAACTCCTAGATCAAGAAGCAAAAGCACGGGATGGACAAAAGATTCTAGAGGAACAGATTCTCCACATGTCTTATAAGTCTTTTTGTCAGGTAGTTATACTAGGTTCTGCCAATTATATCCCATTCATGCGATTACCCGCAGCAGAGCGTAGAGCGGTCGTAGAGTCGATTCTAGACATCGGAGTGTTCTCCGTGATGAATACCCTTCTCAAGGAAAGAACCAGCCAGATCAAGGAAGAGTCGGTGCAGATCGACACACAGTTGGCTATTGCTAAGGAGAGGGTCAAGAACCAAAGAAAGATCATCGAAGACGAAAGAAAAAGAACTCTATCAGATAAAGAGTGGGAAACACAGGAAATTGATCGTACAAATGGAGAGATTGAGAAACACCGAAAAGAAATAGAATCGATGACTAAAACCATCGAAACTATGTTCGAAAGTGTAGCGGATAAAGATTTAATCTCCAAGAAGCGTGAGGAATGCGTTGTTTTGAGAGGTACGATTGAAAAGAAGATCACTTCTCTCAAGAAAGAGATTCAATTCTACGAAAGTAATAACAAGTGTCCGACATGCTCACAATCAATCGATGAAGAGTTTAAGAAGACAACTGTACAATCAAAGCATAAGAAGTCTCAAGATTTAAATGATGGTCTTTCGGAATTGATGATCAAGTATAAAGAGGTTGATGATCGACTGAACACAATTACAGATGTTCTGTTGGAGATTTCTGCACTTCAGTCATTAATCCATAAGAAAACATCTGATATCGATTCTCTTAATGATTATATTGGTAAAGTTCGTGGGCGTGGGGGGAACACCACAAAGTTGATTCAAGACGAAAAAGAACTGTCTCGTCTTGAAAGTGAAGAATCAGAAGTACTTGATTCGAAGCGAGAACTTGTAGAGGACAATCATTACTTGGGCCTTGCGTCTATCCTGCTGAAAGATGGTGGAATCAAGAAAAAAATTATCAAGCATTATATTCCAGTCATCAATAGAACGATCAACAAGTATTTGAGTATGATGAATTTCTTCGTCAACTTTAATCTTGACGATGAATTCAACGAAACCATCAAGTCTCGACATCGTGATGTATTCACATATGCTTCTTTCAGCGAAGGTGAGAAGCGGAAGATCGATCTGGCACTTCTGTTTGCTTGGAGAGCCATGGCAGAGATCAAGAACTCACTCTCCACTAACTTACTGATTCTAGATGAGGTTTTAGATGGATCGCTAGACGATACATCGACAGAAGCGTTCTTAGAGATCATGAATGGCATGCGTGGTCACAATGTAAATGTTTTTGTCATCAGCCACAAGTCCAAGGAAGTTCTTCAAGATAAGTTTGAGCGGCATGTTCAACTATCCAAGAAGGGCAATTACAGTAAGATGTCGTAAATAGAAAAGGACACCCAAAAGGTGTCCTTCTCAGAAGGACAGATTCTGCGAAATCTGTCCTTATTAGACGGTCAGATTACTCGACCAAAGACAGTTTCGGTGATGCGATACTCTTATCTGGAACAATAAGTCCACTATTTGATGTGTTGTATTCGTTGACTAGTTCAGTCTTTGGAGTTACAACAAATGAAATGGCCTTGGTCGGAATGACCATATTGTCAGTTTCAGCATATGGAAGCCAAGGGAC